TCACTTTCCCTGCTCATAAATCGCATATTGTTCCTCAGATACATACCCTTCTGCAATCAATTCTTCTTTCGAAGGCACCCGATCTTCATTTAGACGAAAGAGTTCGATCTGGGTTTCCACTACTTTCACGATCGCCGCATTTCCTTTCTCATCAATGATTCCTCTTTGATTGGCAAGATTTGGGACAAACAACAAAACCAAAATACTGATCACTAATAAAACGACTAGCATTTCAACCAATGATAGTAAATTTACTCATATCCTCTTGATGTGTTTTTCTGATACAATAAAGAAAAAATGAAATGAGGGGTATTGTGGAAAGTAAGGGTCAACGTATAGTCACTTGTCCAAATTGTGGAAGCAATAAAGTGAAAGTGACAACGGCAGGAGCAACGGGTTGCGCTGGTTTTGGAATAGGTTTTCTTTTAATATGTACAGGCATATGGATACCAGTTGTTGGGTGGTTTGTAGTGATTCCACTTGGAGGAATTATAATGCTAGCTTCACTAATTGCTCCTTTGTTCGCCAAAAATGCTTCGGTGACATGTCAAGAGTGCAATCATAAATTTAGCATCAGTAAAGAAAAGATGAAAGAGTACAACAGATTCATTTCTGGAAAATAAAAAAAGCCCTCCTACTCAATTAAGAGTAAGAGGGTATTTGTTTACCAAGGTTTACCTTTAGTTTTTAAGTTCGTCTTAATCTGTTTAGCAAGTGCCGATGGTCGTGTAATTTTTCGATCAACAGCAGAGCCCGCTTTAGCTTGCATAGAACCAATGGTATCTGGTCCCATATTGCGATCGACCTTCAGTCCTAAATCTTTTTGAATTGCTGCGACTAAATCACTACCTCCGGTTCCAAACTGAATACCGGTCATTCCCGCATTCCAATCACCTTTTATTTGACCAGAAATCACTTTATCCACGGTTGTTCCGTAGTATCGTTGAAGGTAACCATTTAACTCGCCATCCCAATTAGAATCGATCACGATATTGGCAAATGGATTGGTTGATGCTTGGCTGCTTGAAGATCCTTTTAATAATTCGGTAACTTTCTTTTGAACTGCATCATAAGAGTAACCTGCAGCTGCTAATTTCTTCTTGCGATCGTCACCATTCCCCCAAGCGCCATTGATCACTTCTTTTGCAATCGTTTCGATCGTCTTTTGTCCTACTGTGCCACCAGAGGATGCGGAAGCACCATAAGCCGGACGAGCATACCCTCGGATATAGCCCCATCCTACAGGCATCGTACGCCGTTTTACTTGGCGCCCGTAATTGCCTTCAATAGTGGTGATCACGCCATTCGAAACAGATTCAACAAATCCGATATGATCCGCCCATCCATCATTGGGTTGTGTGGAATCATCCCAGTTAAAGCAGACAATGTCTCCTGCTTTAGGTGTGATTCTTCCATCTTCAATCCAAATCCCTTTAGATTTAAAGATGTCAATATGACGCTGTACCCCACATTCACGCCCAATTAAATCAGTTGCGCCAGTTTTAATTCCGATAAAGCTGACAAACGTATCACACCAGTCGTCGGTGTATTTCACTTGATAGCCGACTGGAAGCGGCTTGGTTGCATTGTAATTATCGACGATGTTTTTGTGGGAAGTTGTTCCCATTACAGTACCGAGATATTTTCTTGCTTCGGTTAAAACCGTATTTGCTGATACAGTCATTTCATATCTTCCTTTCAAATTAAAAAAAGCAGCCGATTGGCTACTCCTTCTTTTCTGTGAACTCTTGTCCATCACCATAATCGGGTTTCTGATCATCTTGATATTGAGAACTAGCTATATTCAAGAACACACCGGCTAAAGTTGCAGCAGCCGTGATCGTCCCAACAATGATTTCTGTTGAAAATCCATATAAACCACCTAGAGTTACGATAAACGCCGTGATACCTGGCACCCCAACGGTTAAAACTTTTTTTGCTAGATCATACTGTTTGTTTGTTAATTTCATGATATTTCCTCCTAATGTTCATCAATTTCTTTTTGTTGCAGAATACCTTCATCACGTACATTTAAATTAGATACCTTGGCACGTAATGTGTCGCCAGTTCCATTTCCACCTAGATTTTTATAGGCTTCAAATAGATAATCAAAGTTGTTTAATTCACCAACAGTGATATAGCCACGCTTAATGTACTCATCTGCTTTGTTCCATATTTGATTGTGCAAAGAAGCTTTCTCAGCTTTAACGATTTTCTGACTTCTGGCTTCTGCCATTGCCTGATAATCCTCTACACTTTTGAGGCGTTTGTCTTGTTCAGTATTTGCCGTTTCCAAGGCTGTGATTGTTTGTTCCCTAAGCTCATTCTCAGCCCTTTTAGCTTTAACTAGCTTAGTGACCCATGTACCAACCCGCCAAAGAGTAGCCAACAATCCACTGCCAAATGCCGCTGCCCAAAAACTATTGATTTCCAAAAACTCTTTCATTCTAATTTCCCCCAAATGAACATATGCCAACTACTTTCCTAAAATAAAAAGCACACTCGATTGAGTATGCTTAATTTACTACTTATCAAAATTTTCGGGTGTAAGTACTAAATAGCTGATCTTTTCAGAATCCTGAATCGTACTCATATCAAATATATCTTCAAGCTCAATATTTTGATTCCACCTCTTCATAATTTTTATATCAATCAGTTTAATTTTTTCTTCATCACTATAGTTCCAAAAATTATGGACTAACTCTTCAATTATCACCGCAATTCTGCTATTTTGATTTTCGTATTTTTTAATCTCCGAGTAGTTTATTACTGAAAAATAGACATAATTGCCGACATCATCCATCTGTACACTCAAATGACCTGTTTCAGAAATTATGAAATTAGTCCCTTTCAATTTATCGATATCAATATTTTGACTTTTCATTTCTAATTCTACTAAACTGATAGCCAATAATAATTCACGATTAAATTCCTCACTTATGATGAAGTCAGCGCTTAATACTATTTTTCTTCCTAATGGGCTGTCAAGGACTTTCATTACTTGCTTTTTCATATTTAGTATTTTCAACCTCAAAACCTCCAGTTTCTTTCTCAATAATATCATTTTGGAAGTTTTTTAAAAATAGCTTAATTTTATTTTGCCCATCTGGATCAGCTTTAAAAGCTTTTTTTGATAAATTTTCTGCCCTGATCATTTATGCCATCTCCTTATTTTATAAAGCGCACTTTCCTAAAATATAATCCACAACACTACTAGCCAAAAAAGCAGACAACCAAGAATGATTGTCCGCCAGATTTGATATGGTTTCATTATTGTACTCCATTCAGGTTTCTAATCGGTTAGCTTTAAATATATTCTAACTGACGTGTTTAAAGGTTCGTTTTTCGCCACAATTTGGTTCACAAAACTGTCTAAATATATCTTATATCTAGTGCCAAAGTCTGTAATACTCCCCCATCGTTGCTGACTGTTAGAATCTTCTAATTCTACATTTAAGTGGATGTTACCATTCATAATTATATTCTGAATGGTTGCTGCTCCCCCTATACCATGCACGGGTTCATCGATAAGATATGTGTCGTTATTTCTCATGGTACTTACTAACGGAATCCCATTGTGCTCCTTGTATATACTATAAATTCCAGCCCGTATATGCTGCACAGTAAAACCGCTTTGCGCAATCCAACGGCATTTAATAAGTATTTCGTTTCCCTTATAAGTAACATCTTTGTATTTGATAAAAGCTAAGTTTTGAGTATCCGCATGATAGATATCTGACTTGACGATTATTTGAACTTTATCACAATAGCCGCTTAAATTACTGCTTGAAGTGATTAAATTGTCATCTACATAAATGAAGACATCTTGCCCTATCTCGTCTCCATGCCATCCGCCAATATAATCGCTTTCACCGTCTAACCTTATGACCCCTTCGTTATCCCCCGTGGTAATGCTATATAGAGGATCGAAATTAACCGAACAAACGTAAACATCGGTTGCTCTCCAAACATCTACATTAATGCTATTATCAATAAATCTTTCGTACGTATGTCTAAGCCATCCATTTTTTTGATGGGTATAAATAAAAAGAATATCCCCATTCTTGGTAAAGAACATTCTCTTTTCAGGTATATCAACTGTTAAATCAAACATTTTATTATAATCATTGTATTTGAAATCAGTTTGGATTCCTACCAATAATTCGGTGTATGGGTTGGCAGACTTCGCACATACAATAACGATTGATTTATCGTTTGGACCTGTCAAAAATGTTTTTAATGTTGTATCAATATTTGTTGCAGAAAATTGATAGTAACTGTTGATATCTGTTGATTCTGTAATGTTTTTTAAGGAATCCACTGTCATGCTGGATGTTGCTATTTTAAAATACCAATTTCCATCTTCCGCAGCTATAGGTTCTTTGATTATGGTATAGGTAGTGTTTGGTGAGCAAGGAACTATCATTGTTTTGAATCCTGCTGTTCGGGTTAGTTTCATTGTATTGGCTGATCCCGACAGATAAAAACTATTGGCCCACTCTCCATCAAACAGAGTGTCAGACCTTTTAGTGAAGAAACTTGTCTTGCTAGGTGTTACCGCTCTTGGAACAATATTACTGACGTTGACCGCTCCTTCGCCGACAACTGCCACGCTTCCTCCTGTCATCGCTTCTTTTACTTGTTGTGATAGCATTGTCATCGTAACTTGTTCGTTTCCGCCTTTGTCCATTTTTTTTATTTCAAGTTCATTATAGTTTCGAACAATTCCTTCTTCAATTTCATTCAATTTTTCAGTTGTCACAACTGCGCCAGCCTCAATATTCTGCGCCTCAGTTTTGCTCTCATCGTAATCATTCCAGTAATGTCTTTGATATGCCATTTATCCTTCACCTACCCTTTCTAATTCTTCAATTCTACTTTCCAAGTTTTTTATAGCTGAAAAAAGTAAATATATTAGTTTTGACTCTGAAACATTTCCTTCTAAATCTAAAACAGAACTATCTGCCACGAACTCTTCAGAAAGTAGTATTCCCAATCCATTATTTCCATTTGCCAAATAATCAAACGAAACTATATCGGTATTTTTGATAGCTTGTATTGCTAAATCGCCATCAAATATAACCGGATTGCTTATTTGATCCGCAGATAAATTCGAGATAATTTCGCTAGCGTTATGTAGAGAAACCATCCCGTCAGAAAATTTAACTTTATTTTCATCATCAATCTTAGATTCGATGAACTGTTCATCAAAGTTTATCTTTAGTCCATTTCCGTTAAATTCCCCTTTGAGTTTTTCAGCTTGAATATCAGCAATTTTTTCTCCCGAAATAGAGCTGTCATCGATTTCAGTGTTTGCATTTATTCTTACTTTTCTAGGATTTATTCGTAAAGGATTGTTGTCGGGATCTTTTTCTTCAGACAAATTAATCTGCTCAATGATTTTTTCTTTGTCGATCATTTCATTTTTAACACTTGCAACTTGAGCTGCTACAGCTTTGACCCCAGAATCAGCTTTACTCTTATATGCTGTTGTTGCGTTCGAAACTGCTTCTGCTTCTGCTGAACTAGTTGCACGCAACCCTCCGTTATAGGACAGCGTGTATTTCAAATTAGGTATCTTGTATTGATTGCCTTCGATATCTTCGACAATCATCCAGTCTCCTGCTTCTATCGAAGGGATACCACGCCATTCAATATTGAATGGATAATACTCGATCGAGCTAAGCAGCGAGAATATGTCTTGCAAATCAGCTTTACTAACAAATGGATTATCGATTTCTAATTGATTACCTGTGGTAGATCCAACTGTTATACTAGCCGAATCGCCCGCTGGGGAATTTGTCAATCCACTGATTTTATATTTCAAATCATTTTTGCTTAGGCCTTTCGAATAGTACAAATCTGTATTGATAATCTTCACAGTATCGCTACCACTCTTTAGTTGAAGTACATCATATTTAGAAAACTTGATGTATCCTGCTACGTACTGGGAAATATAACCCAACATTTGCCTAATGGTTAAGTCTGTTGGTATAGTTGTGATTTTTTTATCTGGCAGTTGTAAGAATGTTTCAACATCCATGGCAACACCTGCTTGATAGCACGCATCTGCGGCTACATCAAATAGCTTGGCTGGGAAAGTTACCGTTGGATTGTATGTGCCTTCCAGAAACAAAACTGAGTCCATACAATTTATAGTTGTTGTTTTTTCATTCTCGTCAACATCTACATGCTCGCTAACAAAAAAAGTGCCTAACCGAACGTACTCGATTGGGTTATCATAAAAAATCTTGTTCAGATAGCTGCCTATTCTCATTTTGTTAGTCTTATTCACATATTTTCTTGCTTCAGAACCTGTTTTTTGTTCCCGTTCAATACCCAACTCAACAATTACTTTGTCTAGTTCACTGATTCCGCGAACTATCTTGTCAAGCGTGATAGAAACATAATCAGAAAAAACAGACCCGATTTGATAACCAGGTCCGTTTATACTTCCAGATTCAAATTTTATATTGAAAATATCAGCTTCAGTAAATGACTGATCATTAATAGTGATCCGTGCATAAATTTTACGTTCGTTTTTCTCGAAAGCTTCATTGAATTTAATACTTGATTTCAACATATAATCACTCCTCAATAAAACTTAGGGTTAAACCTTCCCACTTCATAGCTTGAAACTTATCATTCCAAGAATATGAAGCGGCAGTCCTATCCCCTACGTAAAATCTTTTAGTTGTATTTCCGCCAACTTGCGGATCAGGATATGAAACCGAGAAAAAAGCAGCAGATACTTTTGATAGTATTTGTGATATTTCACTGTCAGATAGTGGTCCCCAAGCAATATCAAGCTTTACTTTCTCTGCGATTATATCTCTGATCATTTTCCCGCTGGCGTTTCTTCCAGTAGAATCAGCATCAATCGTTTGGATACTTGCTGAAAAAGTCTTGGGTGGCTTGACCACGCTCCCATTGATACTTAAGTTTGCCATCTTACCACCCTCCTATTTTCCGATTACTGGATTAACGCCAGTTTGTTTCTCAATTTTTTTTATTTCTTCTAGTACAACTGTGGCTAAGGTAGCACGATCAACTTTAAGATTGACTTCCGTTCTTGTAGGAGTTGGATTGTCGCCGCCTCCATTACCCGGACGATTCAACAACATCAATAGAATGCGATAAAGTTCATCCGTTCCCATTGATTGCGAAGGCGTGCTCTGGTTGTTGAAACTTGAAGACATGCTAGATACACTTGCCGGTTCTGTGAACATTTCTGGCAAAACAAGGCTTGAGTTGAACATATCAAGCCCAAGATACTCAACAGCTTGTTGAATCAGTTCAGCAGCACGTTGAGGTCTCTCAAGTGGAATGACCATCTCTTTCTTGTTGCCTTCTCCCATACGATATAAACCGTCTTGAGTAACTAAGCCACCGTTCTCATATCCAACACCTCGATAAGCTGCTGCCAATGATCCGTACCGACTTAATGCATATCTCATAGAAGCCAAAATATTCGACATTGGGTCCCAAATATTTTTGTTGTACGGGCTTCTTGCATATGCTCTAAAGGTTGGATCAATAACCTGCATCAAACCTTTTGAAGGTGTGCCATTTTTGGCGTTGATATCCCAATTGTTGATAGCGTTAGGGTTACCATTTGATTCAGTCTTCATTTGGTAAAGCGTGCGATTTGCATTGGCTAGTGAGTAAATTCCTAGTTTGTTCAATGCGCTATTGACAGTCGAACGCCATCTTTCTACTGATGAACCATACTTACCAGCAACTGCTGCACCTCCAGATGCACCAAACGAAGCATTCTTGTCAATGTCGCTTGCTCCGAGTGAGCCGTTGATATGCAAATGATCGTAATGGTCATTCTGCGGCCATCTTACCCAACTTCCGCTCGATCCAGTACCAGACATTCCTTTTCGGTCTCGAACTTTACCTTGAGTGATTACGTAAGCTACTTTTGAAGCAAAGTTATCAAACACCCAGTTCGCTGGAGCAAAGTATTTCGAAGATCCGTTCATACTTGCTGGATAGGCGACATCAATTGCTTGATGCTTTCCGTGGGAATGTGGATCACCTGGTCTAAAGCCAGAAGTGATTCTCATACCAGGATATCGATCGACAGTTTTTCTAGCGATATCATATAGGTATTTGTATACACCCCAACTCCCCATTGATCCATCAAACGAAATATTTTGTGCTTCATATCCTGCATTGAACTTCGATTTAAACCATTCATAAGAACCTTCTGCGATCGTACCAACGGAACCTTTCGCCATTGATAGAGCCGGTTCAACAGCACCTTTCAAGTTAACGAACTTAGAAATTGCAGCATTCAAAAGCTTCTTCGGATTTGATGCATAAGACCAAATATCCGATGCAATTTCTTTTGCACCATTCCATTTCTCTTTAAACCATTCACCTATACCATTTGCATAGGCTGGTACGCCATACATCGCAGCAGTCTTTGGACCACTTAAAACAGACGTTCCTTTTGGTAGATCGACCATTAGATTTCTTTGCGCCGGAAAGATACCAGTACGTCCATCTGGTGTCCGGTAAGCTTCCTGATAATTAGAACCTAGTCCGTCGTTGACCAGAGCCATGCCGCCTGGATGATACCCAGTACCTTTAGCATAAGTAGGAATTGTCCATTTTTTCAAAGCGCTACTTCCTGCACCAACTTTGTTTAGTACCCAGTTGATACCGCTGATTACACCGTTGACACCTTTTCCGATAACTCCGACCATTCCGTTGAAAATTTTTCCAGCGCCTTCTTTGACGGATTTGACACCATTGCTCAAACCTTTACCAATCTTGCTACCTAATCCGGTTGCCCAACCAGTGATTTTATCGAAAGCTTCAGAAGCATTTTTCTTCATTGTTTCAAAAGATCCGCCCATACTAGTCTTAAGATTAGAGAACGCTGTACTTGCTTTTGATTTTGCATTTCCTGCTGCTGTTGTAACTTTGTCTTGTATTTCATTCCATTTTTCAACGGTATTCTTTTTGACGTTACTCCATCGATCAGAAATGTTCGTTCTAAGTTCTTGTAAACGTTTGGATGCATTATCCTTAGCAGTTCTTGCTTTGTTTGATACATCTGTAGAAAAAGTGTCCCAAGTTTCTTTGGTATTCTTCTTGATGTCACTCCATCGTCCGCTAACATTCTTCCAAATATCAGAAGCTTTTTCCGAAACAGTTTTCTTGGCGTTGGCCCAAGTATCACTGGTCCATTTTTGAACATTTCCCCAAGTATCAGAAACAAATGTCATGATGCTGCCAAACTTGTCATCTATGACATCTTTAAGTTCACCAATCGCTTTTTTAGGATTCTTAACTGCGTTAGCAACTTTTTCTAACACGCCAGCAAGAATTTCTAACCCTTTTGTCAAGAGTTCAATTTGTCCAATAATCAGGAATTTAGCCACCTGAGCAAGAGGAACAATAACGACATCCCAGAACCATTTAAAGATTGGTTTGAAAATCTCAATCACTTGGTTCAGCACATCTAGAGCAGCTGATAGATAATCAAAATATTTGGGCACGTAGTCTTCAATGTAAAAACTTGCCAGTGGCAACAATACGTTTTTATACAACCACTCAAGCCCATCACCTACATTTTTCAAGATTGGACGAATCGATTTGAATAATTCATCTATAGCTTTGAGTAATGGTGTGAAATCAAGATTCTTCGCCCATTCTTCAGTCGCTTTGGTCATGCCGTTGATATTACCTAATAAATCATCTACTGCATCAAGGATTGTTCCGAAGATTGATTCTCCAACTTTTCCTTCTTTCCAAGCCTTTTTAAGTTGCTCAGCAATGTTGCCGATTGTGTTGAAGATATTCGTATAGATTTCAAGGATGTTCGCAGCTATACTTTCTCCACGACCATCGTTCCATGCATTACGAAAAGCAACAGCCACTTCATGAAGCAATTCAAGGATTCGGTTCCACATATCGAAAATGGATTGAATCAAGCGTGTTCCTCGTCCTTTGTCTTCCCAAGCTCGTTTGAAAGCACCAGCGATATCACCGATTATTCCGAGTACATCTGCCAAAAGAATAAGGATGTTCTCGATAAACTTTTGACCAGTTCCGTTTGTCCAAACTTCCATAAATGACTTGCCGATAGCAGAAGCTAGACCTATTACTTCACCTAATGCATACTTCCAAGCATCGATCACTCGTTGTCCTTGATTTTTCCATGCATCTTGGAAAGGTTTGAAGAAATCCTTCAAAATATTTTGAATATCCTTCATCCATTTGGGCGTAGAATAGTTACCAGTTGCAGACCCAAAATCAATACCAGGAGCAGGATCTTCTTTCTTTGCATCATCAGTATTCATCGTTAGCTTGTTGATTTGATCAAATCCCATTAACGATCGTTGCAGTTTTTTGACTTTCTCATTGGCCTTATTTGCAGAAGAACCAGTATCGTTCAGCGCTTGGATATTGTCATACAATCCACTAGCGCCTTGTTTTGCCGCGTCATAGGTTGTCCCGAATAACATTGCAATAAATGAAGCAAGCTGCCCCGTGAGTTGGGCCACTGTACTCATTAACGCATTCAACGCTGGTAAGATTGCCGTGTATATTGGATAGAATGCCGTCATAAGATTGACTTTAATCTGATTCAACGAGGCGCTGAATTGATCGTTCGTTTTCAATGCTGACATCATACCGCTAGCCATTTTGGTGATTGCGCCACCTAATAATTGATACACAACTAATGAAGGTAGCAAGTATTTCATTGACTGGCCAAAAGCGTTTGTGCTTCCAGTCATTCTGTTTGTTCCGGCCGTTACTTTATTGGAGTTACTAGAAAATAGACTTCCGAACTTTCCAATAAATCCAAGAGAGTTCCTTAAGCCATTTCCGACGCTCCCAAATCCATGAGAAACTGCATTGGACATGCGGTTGAATACACCGCCATATTTAGAAACAGCTCGCTCAGATTGTTTCAATCCTGTACCCGTCATACTAGCGCCGCTAGAGGCGTTACCCGTTTGGATGGATGATTGTCCTAATGCGGAGTTAACACGTTGTAGTGCCTTTCTCAGTGCGTCTGCGCGGTCTTCAGTTTGTGCGTATTCCTTTTGCAAACGATCATTATCACTTATAAGCTTATTCATCTTGATTGATTGTTTTTGAATCTCACCAGACGTTTTCAGTGATTGAGGAGTATCTTCATAATTCTTGAATCCAGATGTAAAGCTGCCTGTTGGCACACGTTGGTCGTTGTACTCCGCCTTCAACGTCCGAATTCGTTTTCGCATCGCTTCAATTTGGGCTTCGTTTTGGCTCATGCCTTTTGTTATATTTTCCAAGGAAGACGGAACAGCGTCTAATTCACGCTTAATTGTATTACCCATACCTTTTGCTTGATCTTGAAACTTAGTCATCTGTGCCTGCGCTCGAGCGATTTGTTCATCGTATTTAACGACTTTCCCTGTATCTCCTTGACTAGATGCCGTTTGCCTTTGCGATTTCAGATAAGCAACCTTTTCTTGTGCTGCTTTCGCTTGTCCCATCTTGGCGTTGATCTCATTCACCATCGCATCGATTTCCTTGGTCACTTTCGGACGAGCTTTACGTACACCTGTTGCAAAGTTATCACCAGCCGCTTCAGACGATTGCTTTGTTGATCGTTCGAAGTTTGATAACGTCTTTTCGAGTGCTTGATTCATTTTTTCTAATTGTTTCGTGAAATTGCTAGCGCCTTTTTCAATATCCATATTTTTCTCTGTGCGATCCATTGAGTTACCGGACATTTGTTGGATTCTACTCATTGCACCCTCAATTTTTGGCAATACACTCTCTAGGGATTGCTCAACTCGAGCAGTATTGATATCTAATAAGACTTCAAGTGTTTCTAATTCCATGCTTTCTCACCTACCTTTCTTCTATGAGTTTTCTTCTTTCTCTTGTTGCTTTGATAGCCTGAGCTTGGGCCAAGAAAATTTCTTGCTCACGCTGCATAGCTTCTTGCTTTGTTTCTTCTTCGGTCTTCGCTTCTTCAACCGCCTGTTCAATTTGTTTGAGAAAAGGATAAGCGTCTTCGAACCCAGGCATGTGTTTAGGGTCGTTAAAAGCATAGATTGATAATTTTTGCTGCGCATAATCAAAATATGCCCTCTCTCTCATTTCATTTTCTTTTATCCGCTTGTTGGCTTGAACTTGTATCATGATTTCCTCAAGTGTCATTCCCCAATACTCTGTAGAAGGGATTCCTGCTTCAACAGCTTGTGGGTACATGAATTCAAGCATTTCGGATAGATTATCGAAGTTTTTTACAGAAGACTGTCTTCGCTGTTCGTTTGATCCAAAGATTCCCCATCTGTCGCTTCGTTCGCCGTTTCTTTCTTTCCGAAAAAACCAGCTTCATCCAAGAAGTCGTTGATTTCACCAAATAGATCCATCGTTGTTTTTCCTGATTCAATGTATTGCTCGAACGCATCAACGATTGCTTTATCTGTCACGCCGCTTGTTTTATTGGCGCCTTGTAAGATAATCAATAAACTGTTGGCTGGTGGTAATTTGATTTCGCCTTGCTTTTTAACAAACAGTCCCATAATCCCTTCATCTAAGCGCTTTTCGATTGCTAAAATCGATTTACCGTCTAAACGAAGTTGTAAATTTAGCTCTCCTAATTGAAATGTTTTAGTGTTTGGCATTTGTACTACGTTGTTTTTTGACATGTATGTTTCCTCCTAATTTATAAAAATAGAGACTAAGGATTATCCCTCAGTCTCTGATTCGTTTACGTTATCTTCCTCAGTAATATTGAGGGTTGTTACGCCCCCGGCGCTGGTGCCGGAGTGATATCTGGACCGTCACTTACCACAATACCTACGTTAAATCCAATCGCTTGGTTAACTTCAGCTCCATCAAATTTGTAGTAAGGTTCGCCAGTGAATTCAGCTTTCAATCCGTCTGGATAAGTAATCGTCCAATCTACAGATTTTCCAGTTTCAACTAGCGCATGAATATCACGGAAGTTATCTCCTTGATATACAATTGCAAATTCCAAATTGTCAGTATCTTCGATACCTTTGATATAAGCTTTCTTTTCTGATCCCAAGTGTGTAACATCAACTTTTTCTGGGTCACTGCCCAACGCTGGGATAGATTTAACTCCTGCTACAGTTTTAGTTGTTGCACCATCTTTGTAGGTTAAGACAGTGCCCTTTGATAATAGTCCTGCAAAATCCATGTGTAATTCCTCCTATTTTTTGTAAACGTATTTCGTAACATTATCAACTACAGCTGTTACTTCAACGATGATTCGCTTCAAATCAGCCGTGTTAGCATCTTTAGCGGTACCAGAAAAACCAATAACACTGAATGTACTTAAAACACTTTCAGCAATACTGGTCTGGCTTTTGTCTCCGTATAATTCAACTGTGATCGTCCAATCTGTTTGTAACTCGTTGCCCAACGAATCAATCTGATATGGTTTGTTGGCCGTTCGATAGATAGCTAACGGGAAAGTATTCCATGTCGAAGGATAGTCCGTAGCAATCTTCTTGATAGCAGTAACGGATTGTAATACTTCAACAGTGACTGTCTTCATATTCACTCGTTCCATCACTTCAACTCCCTTAATTTGCGTTGTACATGTTCTTTGTAGATTTCAGGTGCTTCACCGATCAAATCTACTAAAGAAGGATACAAGAACGGTCGTGCTGGCTGTCCTTTGGTAATGTAGAAGTCTGTACCTTGAACAGTCACACGAGGAATACCGTATATAGCTTCCAAATCAACTGCAACATCTTTTGCTGGGATAAACCATGCTGTTTGCGAGTAAACTGGTGTAAATCCTTCTGGTAAGTCTTTTTGACTAGCTTCACCGACAGGACCAGTACCAACTTCACGAAATAGCGATTCTTGCTTGTCGGACCAGACACGTCCAACAATTTGGTTTTGTGCATTAATCACGACTTCGTTTTTCAAACTATCCAACAATTCACCACTAGAATATTTCATGCTAGACGACAATCGCAATTCGGCAGCTTGTTTGATCAACTCAGTGATTTCAAAAGTCGCATCCCACATCGCATCATCTAAGATTTGCGGTATTGCTTTGACTTTTCGCCGTAAACTTTCAAGGCCTTTGATTTCAACTCTCACGATTATCATTCCTTTCTAGCGTAATGTTCTTGTGCGTCGAAAATGTCTGGATAGATTTGATCGTGAAGTCTGGTTCCTCATCTTTACCAACGTAGACGCAAATGCCGTCTAATTCGTTTTGCGCTTCGTTTATTTTGTCGCCCTGGTATTTGCATGCTTTCATCGTTTCAAGCTTACTACCGTATATTTGTGCGTTTACCGTACCGCTTGCCGCTTGTACATTCATTCGCAACTCAATTGGATCATATGGGTAAGTGATTATTTCTTCTGCTTCTTCGTCAAGAGTGACTTTCCGCCTCTTTAGATAAACAGTTTGTAGGTTATTCTTCAGTAGGCGCATAGTAACTCACAACCTTTCCCTTTCGGAATCTGTTCAAGCCACGTTGAATAGAGACTGGAATATCGGTCAAGAAAGACTGCGATACGCCGCCTTCAGACCTTGAAGCTTCACCTTCAGCGCCCTGTTGGTTGTATGCGATTGTTGCAAGTTGTCTTGCATATACCCACATACTATCAATCATCGCTTCACGACCAGTATAATCAAGGACGAGTGCGACAGCGTCCTCGATCAATACTGTTGCTGAGATAGGAGATATCTCCAATTGCTCAGCTAGTACTGAAATAACTTCATCTCGTTTCTCGTCCATGATTTCACTCCTTATTCGCCAGTCCCACCAGCGATCGTAGTAGTCGGTGTCCATAATTTATGCTTGAATTGAACGATACGAACATTTTTAGATTCGTATACACGTTCCCAGTTACCGCCAGTAGCTAACTCAGTGTTTGTTGGAGAAGAGCCAGCGACAGATTTGCTAGTGAATTTAACTCCACGAGGATGCAATAAGAAATGTTGGCGGTTAACCAAGATATCATCGCCAGCTAATGCATCACGATCTGTTTCTGTTGGAACTGGAGCAGCGCCGTTACCTAAACCGATAGCCCCTTGGCCAAAGATGTAAGATGTGAACACTCCGCCAGAATTAGGCATACCATCATCAACGATCACGCGTTTACCCATGTAAGTTGGGATTTTCGTGTTGTTTGAATCTAGCAAGAACTCAATCAAGTTTTGTTTACGCAAGTTAGCATATACAGATGAATGAACGGCAATGGCAGTCAGTTTTTCTTCTGCATCACCTAATTTGTATGAAGCATCTAGGAATGTTTCACCAGTGAATGCTGCATCGTTACCTGTTAAAGCAGAAATATCTAAGCTATTGTCGCCCATTTTAGTAGTTGTGGCACCAAACACACCTTTTAAGACGCTCAACAAAGTAGCTTGTTGACGGCGTGCCCAATAAGCAGCAACCAAGTCACCGATAGCACGCATAGGATCGTCACCAGACAATGCTTTAGATAAATCATTTACTTTCCAAGCTTTACCACGCATCAAGAGAGCGGCAACGTCTTGACCAGCAGTGATTTTATCTGTTGCCAATGATTCTGTATCAGATAACACTTCATCGTCGCCTGTTAAATCTTGCCAAAACGGCATGTTGATCAACTTACCACCAGCAGTAGCCAAAGCATCTAATTCTGGGTCTTTCACAACAATTCCTGATTGGTACAACGCTGATAATTCAGCAGTACGTTCAATAACGTAACGGTTGAAGACTTCTGGTACAATGACATCTTCGATTTTTGTTTTTGCAGCAAAATACTGCAAGTTCATTTTCATTAAACTTTTTTCCATTTTTTCTCCCACTTTCTATTTATTCGCTAATGCCTGTAGGGCTTTGGCTTTTTCTGGATCTTCTCGTAGCAATCTTCCTTGCTCAGTAAGGTTTAAGGTTTCTGCAGCAAACGGATTAATGTCAGGCAAAGTTGTATTAGCACCTAGTGGCGAATCAACTGAATTCAATAGCGCTTGATCAACAGCAACTTTTAGCGCTTCATCCCATGCTTTCTTGAATGTTTTGACATCTTCCAAAATTTCTTCTGCGGTGTCACCCTTGATACGTGCCGCTAACTCTTTGCTGATTCCGATTGACTGTAACTGATTGCCTTTTTCAACAAATAATTGTTCTTGTCGAAAAGCTTCTTTTTCTTTTTCGAATTCCAACTTATCTTTGTTAAGCAATTCTTTTTGTCTTTCTTCCTCACTTAGCTTTGCCAAACGGGCAGCTTCATTCTTTTCTTCTTCAAATTCTTTCTGCCAGCGTGACTTTTTACTTTTGACAATAGAGTCAACTTCTTTGTCGTCCTTGAAACCAAACTTCTCTTTGATTGCTGCAATCTCTTCGTCGCTCAACTCTTCTACATTAATCTGTTTTGATGTTTCAGAATCATCCGGAGTATCTGATTCATCTTTTTCAGTAAAGAATTGTAGGTTAAGTGGCAACAGTTTTTTGTGTTTCATGTTCTGTACTCCTTCCATATCTTTTAGAGTGGATAAATGCTTGCACTTCCGATGCTTTTAATGTCTTCACGCTTGGACATGACAAAAAGCCTAGTCAATGACTAAGCTTTCAATCCCATTATTTTTCTTTTCTGTTCTCTTATTTCTTCATCCGAATACTTTTCTTTCAGCTTATCTATCCATTCGTTATAGGTAGTGTCACCTCTAATTGGAATGACTTTGCCACTGATAGGATCCAAAGTATTTCTAGGCAGCTTAAGAGTGCGTTTGCTGTACATAATAGCTATTGTTCTGCACCAAGGATGGAAAGGCGGATACGTACCACTAACACCATTTACTTTAGCTTCAGAAACTCGATATATTTTATGATCTTTTCCTTTACAGATATCAGATGTTCGTAAGTCCAAGACTGCAACAAGCATGTACTCTTTTACGCCGTTATCTTGCCACGCTTTGAGTTTCGCTTGATTAGCCATGTAATTAGCTTCCGTGCGTATCAACCGCCTAGCAACACCTATTGAGCGGTCAAATTCACTAGCTATTGCCTTAGCCATTTCAAACTCAGACATGCCAGTCATGGATTCAACGGTGAACAATTCTTCCAACCTTGCTGCTAAAGCTTCAGTATCGCCCCACAACCGTTTAGAATAATTCGATCCATGCCAGTGGCTATCGAGGATGTTCTTTGTATACCTGGTCGATAGTTCCTTAAACTGATAATCCTTCTTATTCCATACCTCAATAACTACGCCATTCTTGGCATTATCTTGCGCCTTTCGGATGACTGATTCTGCCGTTGCCTCACGATACGATTCGTGAATAGCATCTACATAGAACTCTGTCTGCTTTTCTAACTGAACATCTGCAACTTGCTTAGAAACTAAAAAAGACTTGGCTTTCAAGTCTTCTGCACGAGTGATACGCTCTTTAAATGCTAATGCTTGCAATCGTTTTTTTGCTGCAGCTTGTAACTCAGGATCCTTAATCTGCTTGGATAGCTTTCTTAACTCCGCTAACTCTTCAACTGATGTTGTTTGATTCAGTATCTGTTTAGCTTCATTCTCAGATAGCCCAGACCGTTGTTGAGAGCGTTCAAATAACTTCCTAACCTTTTGGGTTAAGTAAGTCTGTGCTTGCCTGTAAGCCTTCGCTACAGCTTCCTCAACTTTGATTGCTCCATCGTTTATCTTTTGTTCTGCGTCGATGTTACGTCGTTCCCAGTAGGATAGCTTGCGTTTCTTTTGAGCCATTTAATCAGCTCCTTTTTTTACTCTGCCAATCCTCTTGTACCAGAATCGAAGTCGATATCTTTTATTTCGACATCCACCTCGCCTATTACACCAACATTTGGCATAGTTATAAGTTTTTCCAATTCTACTTTTACAACTTGATATGGTACGAGAGTGATTACAGCTTTAGTAATACGTTCTTCTTTTTGTCCATTAACTATCAAAGTTTTTTCTGGTCCATTCCATAAAAAGCCATAGTCAGAATCATCGACATTTTTAGCACCATCGTCATTTATCAAGTCGTAAGTTTCTTCAAAGATATCCGGTTTACATGGATAGAACTCACCATGAACGCCTTTGATGATGTAATCACCGTCAGATATTTCCATTGTGCCTTCTAATGTTTCAATACCAGGTAATCCATTCGGCATATTATTATGGTCAACCCATGCTTCACCAACAAATTCTTTGCATTTGCGATAAGAACGTGCAGATAGCATTTTTAGTTGTACAACTTCAACTACTACCGGTTTCTTCCTAGCTTTCATCCCCTTCGTCCTCCTCTGGCTCATCATCTAAATCCGAATGACTATCTTCAGCTTGCACACCTAATGCTTTCTGGTTCATCACAATAGCTTCTTCTTTTTCAAGGTTCAACTGTTTTAACACCTCGTCCACATCGTCAATATCTGGCAACCATCCCAGAAGTACTTTAAGCGGTAAGATACCAGCTTGGTAAGCACTGACGATTTGATTGATGATATCGCTAGTGTTTACAGGTAAATTAGGCTTAAGTTTGATCTTCGTTCCTTGCGCATCAACGGAATTGTCTGTAACCTTCAAAATTGTTTCAAACAGTTCCATGCGCTTTCTCAAACCTTTAATCATATAACGTGATTTAACCGACATAAGCTGAAGTAAGCCAAACAGTTTGTACTTCATAGCTTCACCAGAAACATTTCCAGAAAACTTCTCATCATTCATATCAGGTACATAGGTAATCTTATGGATATCGTCAAGGATTGCTGATCTTAAAAGATTAACGCCATCCTCGTTTAATTCCTTAGTAAGATACCCTGCGTCTACTTCGTTAGGCATTGCAGCCGTTTGAAGCATCTTTTCTTTCGCCAACTTCTCGCCATCACCATCTTCTAAAGTAAATCCTCTAATAAACAGAATTGCATCTACAAAGGCCTCTTTGTCGTTTAGTCGATCGGATTGGAGTAGATTGTACGCATCAATCAAAGAAATGGCTTGTTCAAAGTCACCTTGCTTTTCTTCATTATTCCGATACTCAATGACTGGCACTGCTTTGAAGTAATGTGGCTTGGCATCCACTAGTGAGTATTCACCAAATCCTCTTGAGCTTGCGTGATACGTAATCACTCGATTGTCGTTGTAATACTTAACCACATAGTGATCAACGCCGCCTTGTAGCGTTAGTACAGGCTGATAATGAACTGCAAATAAAGGGTTCTTATCTACCGTGTCATCTGTCACCAAGAAGATCCCTCTAGGATCAATACATTTGATTTCTAATTGTGTTCCATCGTTTTCCTTTGTCTTGTTTAAATACACAAGTTCATAACCCACACCGAATGTTGATAGGTCTTTCTCTAATTCTGTATCATGAGAAACGATGTCAATCCTGTCGTAAGCATCTAAGATTGGTAATATGTTCTTATCTGATTCAGATACATAAGAAATCGGATTACCCACCATAAAACCAACGTTCATATCCACTACATATTTCGCATGGTTGATCAACACTTTATTATTTGGCGCTGCATCATTTTCTTTTTTGCGATTAAGAATGTCATGCTTACCATCGTAATAATCTGATAGCCTTTCTAGTCTCGCCAATTCCATCATGTGCTGTTGGATACAAAAATTAAGCAACTCAGCAGATGGGTTATTTAAGTCACCGGCTATCTGTCTATTAACTACAATTGCCACAATATCACCTCTCTTAAAATCCGAATTTAACTTTGCTGACGATTTGAGCCTTTTTGCTTTTCTTCAACTCGTGTGAGTAAATTGCATATCTTAATGCATCAAGAACATCATCAAATTCTTTGATTGGTTCCCCTTTTCGTTTATCCCAAACATATTGATAAATTTCGTTTGAAAACTTCTTAACTTTGTCACGACAGATAAAAAGCTTATCCGCTTTAATCTTCTTAGCAACAGATTCAACGCCGCTTAATCTGGCTTTGTCTGCATTGAAAGCTTCGATGCGTTCACGTTTGAACCTTGCAACATGTTCTGGTCTGGCAGAATCACAATAAAAAGGTATCCTAGAGCCATAACGCTCTTGAATACCTTTGGCAATTTCTACCCAATAATCAATTTCTTCAAACTGTGTGGCATGTTCTTCTATGAGATATGCTGTTCCGTTATCTGTTTCGCCTATAACAACAATTGATCCCCAGTGTTCGTACCCCCAGTCAACTCCACAATAGAAAGAGGATAACTGAGGGATTTCATTCGATTGGACGTAATGCTTACTCGCATCAAAGTCTTGATATACCACGCCTTCAGCAGATACCCACAATCCTTTTATGTCACGATCGTAGAACATACCGCTAGGTGTCGACTCTTTAATGTTTTCTCTGTATCGATCAGAAAGAAAAGTGTTGTCATCTAATTCAAAATGAAACGCCTTGATATTTTCACTTGTATTGTCGATATATTCCTTTTTTAGCCAATGCTCTGGATTATCAGGGTTGGTATCGCCCAATATCCTAGCGCCTGTCCCTGAACAACGAGAAACGATTTCAGCAAATACTTCTTGCTTAGCTAATGAAGCTTCATTGATATATGCACCATGAGCCGTCATGCCACGAATAGCACCGACACCGCCAATGTTTCCAGTGTATGCTTGAACCACCTTCACACCGAACAAGACAAAGTTATTATGCTTATCAAATTTGGGTTCAATGCTATACATGTTGTAAAGCTCTTGCAGAATATTCTTTTGAATAGTGGCGCTTGATACACCAGCGAGAATATACATTGGCTCTTTAATACCTTCTTTATCTGCTATCTTGCGCACACGTCTTAACTCAAACAAAAATAAGTCATTGTTTATCTTTGTCTTTCCTGATCGCTTAGCTCCATGTAGCAAAGTAATGAACCAATCTTTCTTTACCGTTTCATTCAAAACTTGAATTTGTTTAGTAGTGTATACATCACTAATCATTCAATTCACCACTAATCTTCTCTAACAACTCATCCAACTTATCTTCAGTAGTCTGAGTTGTGCCATTTTTGATTTTCTCAAGTTTAGCCTCAGCAAGTTTTATTTCCACTTCTGTTTTCTTAGCTTGCATTTCTTCTTTTTGCAGTTGAGCAGCCATAAGCTTATCTTGTCTATCTGTTCTATCTCTACTATCTCGCCACTTATCAGGACGCCTATTTTTTAACCAAAATATTTGAGCTGTCGTATCACCTTTTCTAGCATTTCTTAATAAGGCGTTTTCCACTTCGAAATCAACGACTTCTTTCCCTTTTTTTATGGCCTCCCTAATCTCCCGATGCTCACTTTTCCACCTGTACAATGTAGTTGTGCTTATACCCATTCTTTGTGCTATCTGTTCATCGGTCAGTCCATCACGTGCCCAACCTTCTAACAAAATAAGATTCTCTTGCTCAAG